TCATACCATAAAACTTAATTTGATTGTCTATCACTTCTCCGCCACCTTCGTCGTGACCAGCGAGCATTCCTCCGAGCATGACAAAGTCCGCTCCTCCGCCCAGGGCTTTAGAGACGCAACCTGGTGTCGTACAGCCTCCGTCAGCAATAATAGAAGCACCAAGGCCATGAGCAGCGTCGGCACATTCAATGGTCGCTGAGAGTTGCGGGAAACCGACTCCAGTCTGTATACGAGTAGTACAAACAGAACCAGGCCCGATACCACATTTAACAACGTCTGCCCCATTTAAAACAAGCTCCTGTGTCATATCTCCAGTTACAACATTTCCGGCCATGATAATAAGTTCAGGAAACTGTATTCTTAGTGAATAAATGAAATGACTAAAAAATTCAGTATATCCGTTAGCAACATCTACACATAAGTATTTAATCTTTCCGTCAGTTAATTCGTAAACATTTTTAAATTTTTTTAAATCTTCTTTTGTTGCACCAATTGACATAATAGTGTAATTAGAAACTGCCTCACTATCACTATCAAAATATTCAACTAATTCGTTTTGACTATATGTTTTAACTAAACAAGTCATCAAACCAGACTTACGCAATTCTGTTGCCATTTCAAATGTACCAACTCCGTCCATATTTGACGCAATTATTGGTATACCATAAAATCTTCTATCTTGACCTTTAGCATTAGCAAATTCTATTGTTCTAAATAAATCAACTTCTTGTCTACTTTTTAATGTTGATCTTTTGGGTCTAAATAAAACATCTTTATAATCTAATTTGATTTCATTTTCAATAATCATTAATCAACACCATATAATTTAAAAAGTGATTTAACATTACCAACATGCTTCCATCTTGTTGGACCTCTTTGAAATACTACCCACTTATGTCCCCAAGCACCAAGAGCGTCTGGGTAATGTTCTTGCATATAATCATCAAAACTTTTTCCTGTAGTGTATATATCATCAACAATCATAGGTTGATGTTTTTCTTCTCCTGTTGCATATTTTTTTAAAGCATTAGCTAAGGGTATACCACCACGCGGTATTCCTTCTACTGATCTAAATGGAACATCTTGATATTCCATTATCATACTAGCTAAACAATCCCAATCATCTAATGATAAAGCATCACATTCTATTTTAAAATTTAATTGATTACCAGCATGAGATGTAAATTCACCCCATGTAAATAATTTAGGATCTTCTGCTGTGACAATTTCTACATTATCATAACTTCCGTCAAATTCTAATTTTACTGCCATAATAATTCCTTTTAAGTAGTATATCTTTTTTTAACTAATGGTTCAGATGAAGTGGTATCAATATAGTCACCGTTAGTTAAAAATGTTCTGTCTACAACTTCTTTTACTATTCTATCATCAACAATTCTATATGTAATTAATTCTTGTTTAATAATATTAGTATCTTCTCGCTCTATAGCAGTTTTTAGTGGTCCACCTTTTATAACCATTATGACCACCTCGGTCCACGTGCCCAACAAACTAATGATTTTCTTGTACCCTTAGTTACCGGTGTTACTTCATGCAATAAAAATGATGGAAATGCCACAAGATAACCAGCTTTTAAATCTTTAATAAGTGTATCACCTTCACAATGTCCATCCCATATATGTAATTCACCACCTTCATATTCTGATGGATCATTTAACAATATGCTGTAAGAAATTTTTCTAATATTATTAATAGAATCAAATAACCTAGTTTCATCTAAATGTGAAGAAAAACGTCCATTATCAGTATCTTTATATGTTGCATGTTGAAAACATTCAAACCCATTAATGTTAAACATATAATGCATACCATTCATTTCTCTAAGAAACTCTGTCATTTTATCGTATATCCATGATGTTTCTTCTTGTGGTTCAAGCCATCTTATATCTGAACTTCTATGCTCTGATGGAGACCCAGCACCATCAACACCATCTCTGCCAACAAGAGATTCTTTAATTTCAAATATTTTTGATACATCATCTATTTTTTCAAGTTCTTCTTTATTGAAAAAATCTGGTATAACAACACAATAATCGTTTATTTTGATGTTTTGATTAGCTTGTTCGGGATATATTGAATACATTATTTAAACTCCACATTTGCCATAATTTCTGTTAAACAAGCAACCACATTCAATTCGTGATCAGCTACAAAAGCATTTTTGTATTGATAATCAGCTAATATTAAAATTACTTGTGGTATACCTTGTGGTGCAATATGATCTGTCATATTATCATATATGCCACGAAAAATATATGAACTGTCAGTATCAATATTATTTGACACCCATTGTCTCATGTTTTTAAAATCTTTATCTTTTATAAAATTTAATAGTTTTGAAAAATTGTCAGACCCATTATTATCATTAGATAATCCACTAATATTACCGACAAAACTATTTCTTTGTAATTCGTTTAGTATTCTTCTCCAATCTGGAGCAAATTTCATAATCAAATTAACTACAGACATTTGATCATATTTTATATTTTCATCATCTAAGATTTTTTGTGATCTTTTTAAAAACTGATCACATAGTTCTGCTAAATCTTTTTTAGTAGTATTAAATTCATAAACACCACAACGAGAATGAAGTGGTTCAATAATTCTATTTTTAAAATTACAGGTTAAAATAAATCTACAATTATTTGCAAACTCTTCTATAAAACCACGTAATGCTGGTTGAGTTGATTGTGGATTTAGATAATCTGCTTCATCAAGTATTACGACTTTTACATCACCCTGTAATGAAACAGAACTAGCAAATTGTTTTATTTTACCTCTAAGAGTATCAATATTACCTTCTTCTGAACCATTGATTACAATATAATCTAAATTCAATTCATTACAAATAGCTTTTGCAATAGTTGTTTTACCCAAACCAGCAGTTCCAGTAAATAACATATTAGGTAATTTACCAGAGTCAACTATTTTTTGAAATGTTTCTTTTAAGTTTTTGGGTAATATAGTATCACTTACTATTTTGGGCCGATACTTTTCAACCCACAAAAAATCATCTGACATACTTTCTCCATAATATAATTATAACACAATTCAAATAGAAAGTAAATATTAATCATTCATTGCTTTTTCTTGTTCAAGTTCTTCTACACCTTGAATAACTTGTATACATTGATCTCTTAAACCACCAATAGTAGATAATTCTTCGCCCTTAAATGCGCCACGTTGACACATGGCGTCAATAACTGCAACCATACTTCTGCATGATTTATTTGCTAAATCTTGTATAACTTTTTCTTTTGCTTGTGTCGGATCAATATCCGTTACCATTTCTTTAGTTTCAGTTTTTTCTGCCATATTATTCTCCAAATGTTGATGACTTTTCTAATGCAATCCAATATTTTACGTTCATTCTAGGATTGATAAAATGTGCGATTAGTTTAGATGATATTTCAACTTCATAATCATCTGGTATTATTTTAAGATTACTTATATTCAAAATAAAGTTAAATTTTGTATTACTGTCATATTCACCAACTGTATCAATAGAAAAAGTATTTGATGTACTGTTTTGACTATCAATAACTGATAACTTTATTGCTCCATTACTATCAGTAATAGATACTTCTGAATGTCCTAAAGTTGACGCAGCTCTTTTTATTTTATCTAAAACTGCTGATTCAAGTTTGAATTTAACTTCAGCACTTGGCATATTAATATCTTTAGAAGGTGTAGTTAAAGTATCAAGTGATGAATAAAAATATTTTATTTTAGTTCTACCAGTCGAATCATTAATAGTCATATAATCTTCTTCAAATGATAAATTTGGTTTATCAACTAAACCAAGAACACCAATAAATTCACTTAAATCATATACACCAAAACATTTTGGAAAACTATCATCAAGTTCAGCAGTGGATAAAACATTTCTAGCTTCACTTATAGTTTTTAAAATGTTGCCTTCTTTTACTAAAATATTTTGATTGATGTCAGAAAAATTTCTTAACACCGACATTGTATTATCTGAAAATTCCATAATAAACCTCACTTTTTATATAATAATTATACAACATATTTTTCATTTTGTAAATACTAAGCCGCAATTTTTGAAAAGTTTTTTACTTTTACAAATTCTATTTTATCTTCAAATTTATTATCCAATATTTCTCCTTTATGTGATATTACAAAAACATTTGTTTCATCTGGAAGAGTAGTTAATATTTTTAATAGATTTTCTACACCTTCATAATCTAATGAGGAATCAAATGTTTCATCTAATATTAATAAATTAGTTGATACTGAATTTTTCATTTTAGCTATTTGACGCCATGTAAATAATAAAGATAAATCTATTCTTTGTTTTTCACCCTCAGAAAAAGAATCGTATGTAAAATCATCTCTGTGTCTTGATCTTATAGTTTCATTAAATTCTTCATCTAAATCAAAATGCACATAAAAATCTAACACTTGAAGATACTGATTAATTAAAGTATTCATTACAGGTAAATATTGTTTTATAATTTTAGTTTTTATACCCGTATCTTTTAACATTTCTGTCATAGCAGAATTGTATGAG